TGTTTGGGTCTATCGTGCTATTGATGCCATCGCCAGCAATCAGGCACGCTTGCCTGCTGCTTTTTTGAGAGACAACTCTCCTTTTGGTGAGAGGGTTCCACGCGATGAGGAAAATGAAGATTTAGCCACGCTGTTGAATCAAAAGTCGAATGATGGTGAAAGCGCGTTTGCTTTCAGGTATCGGGTTTCTGCTCAGTTGTTGATGAGCACCCGTGGGGTGTTTATTGAGATCGTTCGGGGGAGGGGTGGCCAGCCCGCCGCGTTGCATCTGTTGCCACCTCAAAGTACGGCTCCGATTCCAGACGAGAAAAAGTTTGTAGCAGCGTTTGAGGTTGAACTTCCCAATGGGAAGAAGCAGAAATTAAATCCAAAGAATGTGATTTGGATTAGGCGTCCGCATCCGCTAGATCCTTATCTGTCGATGACCCCGATGGAGTCGGCTGGGGTGGCGATTGAAGTGGAACACTTGGCCAAGTTGTACAACAGGAACTTCCTGCTGAATGATGGTCGTCCGGGTGGGTTACTTGTACTGAGGGGGATGATTGACGATGACGACAAACAGGAACTTCAAGCACGGTTCAGGGGGAATCTTGCACGCGCTGGAGGAATCGGCGTTATTTCTTCTGATGATGGGGCAGATTTCGTTGATACGGCGGCCAGCCCCCGAGAAGCGGCCTATGAATCTTTGCGACAGGTAACCAAGGAAGAGATTTTAGCCTCATTTGGTGTGCCAGAGAGTGTTATCGGCAATGCCGCTGGACGGACCTTTTCGAACGCATCAGAGGAGGGCAGGGTTTTTTGGAATGAAACGATGAATCCTCATCTTGAATTGATTTCTCGTGGACTTGATGTGTTGGATGAAAAGTTCTATGTCACGTTCGACACTACGTCAGTTCCTGTACTTGAATTGGCAAAGCAGGAGAAGGAACGTCACTACTTGCAGGAAGCCCAGATGGGAATGATCACTCCTAACGAGTATCGGGAGATTACGGGTAGGGACAAGGTTGATGCCTTTTTGGCTGATTCGATGTTGGCTAGTCCGAACCTTGCTGCAATTGGCAACACTGAAGAGGCGATGCCGAAGGAAGAGCCAATGATGCCGGGAATGCCGCCCGGAGGAATGCCGCCCGGAGGAATGCCTCCTGAGGGTATGGGTATGCCTCCTGAAGGGGATGGTGTTGTTGTTCCCCCGCCAGAACCAGTACCCGAGCCACAGATGGAAGGAGTATTTCCAGAAGGGGAAGGGTTGGTAACTCGATCGGTTATGGATGATCTGGATGTCAAGCGATTCGAACTCAATGGACAGTGGGAGAATAAGGCATTTCAAGACATTGATCGATGGGAAGCAATCTTCAGTCGATCTTTGGAGCGTTATTTCGAACGGCAGGAAAGGGTTGTTACAGAAAAGGTTTCTGGAGCAAAGACAAAACGACTTCTGCAAAGTGGAGAATTGAAAGTTGAACAAATCTTTGATGAAACCATTTGGAATAAACAACTAAGAGAAGATTTGAAGCCCGTAATCGAGGGAGCGATGGCGGAGTCGTCCACTACGGCACTGCGGGAGTCTGACGAGAAGGTTGACATGGAGGAAGAGGAGATTCAGGAATATGTTGAGTCTCAACTGATGCGGACTGAGTTTGTAAACCAGACGACCAAGAAAGAACTAGGGGCTGCAATCTTATTGGCGACTTTATTATTAAGTGATGATGGAGACGCTGCTCCGGTTTCGGCCAAGTCGGCCATGCTCTCAACTGCGATCGGTGCTGTGTTCGCCGCTTTGTTGACAAAGCGATTGAAGGACATATCTGAAGTTGAGAGCACTGGCGCCTATAACGCTGGTTTATTTTTTGGGGGTAGGCGTGCGGGGGCAACTACAAAAACGTGGATTACGCGCAAGGACCAGCAGGTACGGGCCGCCCATGCTGCTCTACAGGGGAAAAGTATTCCGATTGGAGAGGGATTCAAGGCTGGAAAGCATGCTTTGAGGTTTCCCGGGGACCCTTTAGCGCCACCGGAGTTGGTAATCAACTGTCGTTGTTTGTTGAAGTTCGGAGAGGCATAAGAGTTTACTAAAATAGATTTTAGTAAACTTTGCGGTATGGGTTCTTGCGGCGGTGTACACTTTTTGCAGTTCGAACCATAAGGGTGATTATGTCAACTCTAACTTTTACAGAAGCATCTGAAATTCGCTTTAAGGCTCGTGCTGGTCAGGTTAATATTGATCAGGCAAAGGGCATCGTTGAGTGCTTTGTTGCCGCCATTGGGAATAAAGATTCCGTAGGGGACATCATCATTCCGGGCGCTTTTGACGGTTCTCTCAAACGTCGCAAGCCACGGGTGGTCTGGGGACACAACTGGAACGAGCCGATTGGCAAAGTTCTAGATATTTACGAAGTTGCACCGAGGGATCGGCGGCTGCCTCAGAAGATGTTTGATGCCGGTGTTGGTGGTCTTTTCGCCAAGGTTCAGTTCAACATGAACTCTGAACGCGGGAAAGAGGCTTTTTCGAATGTTGCTTTCTTCGGGGAGGAGCAGGAATGGAGCATCGGCTATAAGACGATTGAAGCCGATTATGACCCCACCAATCAGGCGAATGTCTTGAAAGAGGTGGAACTGTATGAGGTTTCTCCAGTTCTACATGGGGCGAACCAGTTGACCGGAACTCTGTCTGTCAAAGACAACGATGACTGTGGTTCCGATGGAGAACTTTGCGCTGTCAAAAATGTGTTTGACACGGAAGAGCCAAACGCTGAGGCGGTTGTTGATATTGCTGAGGTATTAGAGAAGGCAGTTAACACAGTTTTTGATGAGACTGTGACGTTGTGGGATTTTGACGACACCCGGGCAGTGGTCACTAAAAATGATCAGGCGTGGGTTATTAACTATAAATACGATGAAGACAATTCTGAGTATCTGTTCTCCAAGCCAAAGCAGGCCGTTTTAGAAACGTTTGTCCGTGTTCTGGACAGTGAGACGAAGGGCGCAGGTTGCGAGTGTGGTGGAACCTGCGGTGGCTGTGGTGATGAGAAGGCTTTAGATGATGATACTGAAGCGAAGGGTGCCAAAAAGATCGACGCCCGGGGCGTTCAGAAGTTGAATCAGGCCATTGACATCCTACGAAGCATTGTTGGTGAAGTAACTCCCTCAGAGGGGCCATTGGAGCAGAAAGAGCCTGTTGGCGAAAAGGTGCTTCTATCTGGAGATTATGACGAGTTCTCAAAATCTCTTCCGTTTGATTGTGAGACGGAAGATGAAATGGCTGATGTCGTTGAGGCATTAGTGGAAGCAGGGGTTGCGGTGAAGTTCCCAACTCCCGAGTTGTTTGCTGCTGGCATTAAGACTTTAGAAGTTTTGTTGCCGCAGGATGAGCAGAAGAAGGACAGCGTTGTTCTTGCTATGGGCAAGGCGCTATCCAGTGTCGATTTATTAGTTGGCGAAGCCCAATAACAAGGAGTTCATAATGTCCGAAGAGGTTAAAGACGAACAGTCTGAGGCTGCTGAAGAAAAGTCCCTAGAGGATCAGATCGCTGCTTTGGAGGGTATCGCTACGGCTCTAGAGGAGGAGGCCGAGGTTAAGTCCGACGAGGATGAGACAGAGCCAGAAGAGTCTGATGAAGAGGTTGAGGCCAAGTCAGATGATGACGACGCTGAAGAAAAGGGTCTTGGTGAGCCTGATCATTCCGAAGAGGAATGCAAGGACATGGAGAATTGTCAGTGGCATGGCCCTGACGCCAAAGAGGCAGAAGAGTCGGACGGTGAGGAAAAGTCTGCTGTAAGCGGTGAGGACGAGAAGGCACATCCGGTGGCTACTGGTTATCCGTATGACCGTGTTGAGATGCAGCCCGGCGACCCCGAGTTTGATGAAGAGGAGGAGGAGAAGAACGTGGTCACACCAAAGAAGCGGCGCATTGTGGTCGTGGAAATGGATCCTTCACAGGTCACCGACGAGATGAAGGCTTACGAGGTTGAGGTGGACGACGAGGAAGAAGAGGAGTACCCCGAGGATGAAGACGCCAAGCGTCACGAAGGGCGACCTCATCCCGAAGAAGATGAGCGAGAGCGTCCTCGGATGGCGGCTCCTCCCCCTTCTCCGGCCCCTCCGGCCCCACTGAATGAAGCGCCGACACCAGACAGGTTGCCACCTCCTCCTCCGGCTCAGTCGGTTCCGGCGGCCAATCCTCGTCTGGCACGGTTGCTGGCTATGGCGCAAGCGCGAAGTGAGGGTGATGAAGAAGAGGAAGAGGGAACCCCTCGACTACCTCGTGCCGTTCTTGTTAGGAAAGAAGATGACACGGAAGAGGCCGATGTTGGGGTGTCGCCAGAGAACACGGTGATGGATCCGGTGAGTTTGACTAAGCGTCTAAAGCGTTTGGGAATGACCTCGGGAGAAATCAAATCGTTCGGGGAAGACGATTTCTTGTGCGGCATTGAGCGAAAGGTGCGCTCTGGTGATGTGTGCAATTTCTGTCGTGGTGGTTGTGCCAGCGAAAAGGGTCTCCCAAGTTTGCTGGAGGTAGAGGTTGCCGCTGAGGCTGAGTACAAGGGTGAAATCGTTGATTCGGGTTATGCGCCCAAGGACGACATCTTTGTTCTTGATTTGAAGACTGATGACGGCTTCTTGGAGGCGTACTACGCCGGGAATGGTTCTCCTTTGGGATGGATCAGGCTGGATGAGAATGCTGCGATTAAATCTGCTGAAGAAGAGTCAGCGGAGGTGGTGTCCTTCGATCAGGCTGAACAGATGGCGCTGAAGCACATCAAGGGTAAGTCCCTTGGGGTGGACGTAGACATTTTCCAAGGAGAAGATGCCTACGTTATTGAAATCGATGGTACTGACGGTAAGTCGTATGACGCTTATGTCGGGGTTACTGGACAGTTCCTTGGTTCGGACATGATCGATTTTACCGATGAAGAAGAGGATGAAATCAAGGCACTGCGTGTAGAGAAGCAGGCGCTTGAGTCGGAGTTGCATCTGAAGCGAAACTATGCCACTGCCGATGTGGTGCAAATGGCACAAGATGGTGTTGCTCTTGAAGACGGCTCTTACCCGATTTTGACCGGTGAGGATCTGGCCCACGCTGTTCGCATTAGTCATCGGGTGAAGACGGATGAACTTCGGACCCATATCGAACAGCGGGCATACGACTTGAACCGCATGGATCTACTTCCATCCGAATGGGCTGAAGAGGAGAAGTCTGCTGTAGAGGCGGACTTTGTTTCTTCGATGATGGAATTGGAAATGTTAGAGGCAGAACTTCCCAACGAAAGTGGTGATTCAGATGCATAAAACAAGTTATTTCGATCCAAACCTTGGGCGAATTGTTCACGAAGAGGAAGAGGCTCCGGCTCCTCCTCCCGCCAAGCCCGCTGAAAGCGCAAAGAAGGCGAAGAAAGACTAGATCACTTCTGAGGGAGTGTCATGGGTGAGAAAACCCTTGAGGTCAAGTTACCTCAAGACCTAATCGACATAATTCCACAGGAGCGGATTACTGGTGACATTCTTCGTGGCCATGGGCCGCGTCGCGGGAATCTAGAGGCCCTGCTTAGATACTGGCGTCCCATTATGAGGAAGCCGGGTGGTTTTAGGCGATGCATTGTGATTCTCGCTAATCATCCAGAGTTGTATCCGCTCCAACGTATCTGCGCGTGGCTGCATCACGAAACGACTGGCAAGTGGCCCAACGAGGGCAATCACCATGGTGTTCGTCGTGGTGGCGGTAGGGCCGGTCGCGTTCTTCGCCGTGCTATTCCCGGGAAAAGAAAGCGTCGTCGCGGGAAAAGCGACGATGGTGTAGAGATAGCGAGTTGGAGAATCTACCGACGGCTGGGAGGGATGGCGACGCGCCCGATCGGCGGCAATCAGAATACTGTTGAATACAAGGCTGCACGTTTCAAGCAGGGGTGCAGGTCTGTGCCTATGCCGGGTTCCTTTGAGTGGGACGAACACTATGTGAGAAGTCCCCTAGATGTTGTGGATTTCAAGTGGGGCGCTCCGAGGGTAGCGAGAGCCCACGGGCGTGGTGGTCGGTTCCTGTCCAGTCTCGCTTCTTTCTTTACTCCCGGCGAT